CGCCAGGTTATCGCGTTTGCTGGTGACGGTATCAAGCTTGCAGTTGGCAAAGAGCCTGCGGCACGTATTGATGAGCGCGCTGATAAATCATACGCAACGCAAGTTTACTACTGTCAATCAGTAGGTGCGACACGTATGGAAGAAGCCAAAGTCGTTGAAATCGCTTGCAGCGAATCATAAGGAGACTAGAAAATGGCTACTGTATATTCAGCACAACGCACAAATTCACGCGCAACCCCAGCCGTGATGAACAAAGCAAATGAGCTTAGTGGACGTATCCGCGTAGCTCATGGCACATACGAGGCATCTGCGCTGGCGTCTGGTGACGTTATCGAGATGTTTGTCTTGCCTGATGGCGCTCGTTTGTTGACAGGTACTCTTGCGCATGACGCGCTAGGTGCATCAACAACATTGTCTGTAGGTTATGCAGCACACGTAAACGCGGCTGGTACAGCTGTGTCTGCGTCTGCGGCGGCTTACAAGGCAGCGGCTGCGTCAACATCTGCGGCAAAGAACGACATTCTTGCTACTCTAGCTCTAGGCTCAGGCTCAGAGACAGACACAAACGAGGATGGCGTGGCAATCACAGTAACAATGGGCGGTGCAGCTGGCACTGGTACTATTGAACTGACGATCATGTATGTGGTTGACTAATTAGGGCGGGGCGGTTCGCCGCCCCCTCTTTTACATGGAGAGAGCTGATGACCAGTACGGTTGACATTGCCAACTACGCGCTGAACAGTTTGGGAGCCAATAACATCTCAAGCTTTGATGAAAACAGTAAGCCAGCGCGATTGATCAATCAGCGTTTTGATAGCGTGCGCGACAGTGTGTTTCGAGCGCATCCTTGGAACTGCTTGATCCGTAGAACTGAGCTGGCAAAAGAAAGCGAAGCGCCTGCATTTGGTTATGCAAATCAGTACGCACTTCCAACAAATCCATATTGCTTGCGCGTGCTAGAGTTTAGCAACGGCACATTATCGTATCCGCAGGACAATATGTTTAGTAATACTGGCGGCCCAGTGTTTGTCATTGAGGGTCGTAAGCTGCTTTCTGACGAAGGCATATGCAAAATTAAGTATGTTGCTCGGGTGACTGACCCGCAAGAATATGATGCCAGCTTGATTGACGTTCTGGCTGCCGCTTTGGCGTTTGAGGTTAGTTACGCGATTACAGGATCAAACACGGTTAAGCAGATGATGGCTGCCGAGTATTCTGACAAATTGAAACAAGCAACATTTGTAGACGGAACCGAAGGTGCGCCACAGCGACTAGAGGCCAGCGAGTTTATTGAAGCGAGGTTCTAAATGGCGCGATCTGCACCAGCGATTAGCACATTCACCGCAGGGGAGATCTCACCGCGCCTAGAAGGGCGCGTGACGATTGAAAAGTACCGCGAGGGACTGTCTACCCTAACAAACATGATTGTGCAGCCACACGGCGGCGTGACGCGCCGTCCGGGTACAGAATACCTTGGGGAAGTCAAAGACAGCTCAAGCGTGACACGGCTTATTCCATTTGAGTTTAAGACGGCAGACACATATGCGCTGGAGTTTGGCGATCAGTATATGCGTGTTTTCCGCAATGGATTGCAGGTTTTAGAAGATAACGAAAAAAATGTCGCTGCAATTTCTCTTGCTGATCCCGGCGTTTTCACAAGCGGTTCGCACGGCCTAAGCGATGGCGATGAAGTTTATTTGTATAATACAAGCGGCGACATGACAGAGCTGGCTGCTCGTAACTATTTAGTTGCTAACGTGACAACAAACACATTTACGCTGCAAGACTTGTTTGGCAATGATATTGATACAACAGGTTTTACAGCTTATGGCGGGTCTGGCATTACAGTTGATAAGCTGTATCAAATCAGCACGCCATATACATCTGCGCAGATCAATGATGTACGCTTTGCGCAATCTGCTGACACAATGTACCTTGTGCATCCAAGCCATGCTATTCGCACGCTGTCCAGAACGGATCACAATGCTTGGACAATTGCCACTGCCACAATTACTGGATCTCCGACACCTGCTTTAACAGGAACCGACAATTATCCATCTGTTGTTTCATTCTTTGAGCAGCGGTTGGTCTTTGGAGCTACAAACAACAATCCCCAGACTTTGTGGTTTTCTAAAAGCGCAGACTATTTAAACTTTACAACAGGCACGGCTGATGACAATGCGTTGATCTATACAATCGCATCAAACAAAGTGAATGCAATTCGCTACCTGTCTGCAACGCGGATTTTGAACATTGGCACATCTGGCGGTGAATATGTGTTGACAACCACAAACAGTGGGCCTGTTACACCCACATCAACTGTGATCCGCAAGTATTCCAACTATGGCTGCATTGACAGCGAAGTTGTGCAGGTTGCTGACGTTACTTTGTTCGCCCAGCGCGGTGCGCGTAAGGTGCGAGAGTTTCGTTACATCGGTGAGGTTGATGTGGCAGGCTATGCTGCACCTGACATCACGATCCTTGCAGAGCATTTGACTGAAGGCGGCATTCAGGAGTTTGCCTACCAGCAAGAGCCAGAAAGTATTATCTGGGCGCGTAGAACTGACGGCACGCTGCTTGGCCTGACATATCGTCGGGAAGAGGAAATTGTTGCATGGCACAAGCATGTGATTGGTGGTTCATTTAACGGCGGGCAAGCTGTTGTAGAAAGTATCATTACACTGCCAACAGACAGTGGCGAAGACGAGCTGTATATGATTGTTAAGCGTACTATTAATGGTACTACAAAGCGCTACGTTGAAGTAATGAAGACGTTTGATTTCGGTGGCGACACAACTGCTGCATTCTTTGTTGACAGCGGTTTGGTTTACGCAGGGTCAGCGACAACAACGCTATCAGGCTTGTATCACCTAGAAGGTGAAACAATGTCGGTGCTTGCGAATGGTGCAACGCATGCTGACAAGGTTGTTTCTGGCGGTGGCATAGGGTTGGATTTTAGCGCAACAAGCGGAGCTGTGGGATTTGGCTACACAAGTGAAATGCAAACGCTGCGCCTAGAAGGTGGGTCATCTGACGGCACATCTCAGGGCAAACCAAAACGCATTCACGATATTACTGTGCGCTTCCATGAAACTGTTGGCGCAGAAGTCGGCACAGACAGCGCGAATGCTGACCGCATCTTTTTCCGTGACAGCTCTATGAATATGGACGAAGCTGTGCCATTATTTACAGGAGATAAAGAAATCGAGTTTGCGGGCGGTTTCACTGACGGTGATCGCATCTATGTGCGGCAATCACAGCCACTACCAATGACGGTTCTAGCGTTGTATCCACGCATGAACACGTTTGATTTGTGAGGTGATTGATGTTTGAAATATTAACACTAGGGGCCACACTCCTCGGTGGTATTAGCGAGAAAAAAGCTTCTAACAGAGCTGCCGAAGCCGCACGCGAAGTCGGAGAGTTCAACGCTGGCTTGATTGAGCGTGACATTGATCTTCTTGAAAGGCAACGTGAGATCATTAACCGCAATGCAGTTTTGCAGGAGCGGATTGACCGATTTAGATTTGCTGAAATTCAAGGGTCTGTTGTTGCTCAGTATAGCGCGGCTGGCATTGATGTCTCACATGGAACGCCAATGCGCGTGCTGCGAAAAACTGCGCGTAAGTTTGAGTATGACCAAGCCGTTGCTGACTTTAATAACGCTGTCACTAATATGCAGATCAACGATCAGCAAGAGAATGCGCGATTAAGCGCAGAGCTGTCACGCATGGAAGGCGGTGCGCAGGCTGCTAATTTGAGAGCGCAAGGCACAACGAGTTTGATCCAGAGCTTTGGTCAGGCAGCTCGGTTTGGCTACTCTAGTGGGATGTTTGGCTGATGAGAATACCAATATACAGATCGCAGATGCGCCCGACATCGGAAGCCCCCGGGGCGCGTATTACGGCTAGAAAGAACGCCACGCCGTTTGTTCAGGCAGCGTTGGCTAAGGGCGGCGTTGTAACTGAGGTTGCGAAGCAAGCTGCTGAGTACAGCAACATGCGTTACAAAATGTTGGTTGAAACGCAAAAGAACGAAGCAATCTTTTCTGCCAAAGAAGCTTTGAACGAATTGTCACGCACGTTGGAAAAGAGCGAAGACATCGGCAACATCTTTGATGGCGAGATGAAGTATGACCAAGGCGTTGAGGGCGTTTACAATGAGATGCGTGCCAAGGTTGGCAAGAACAAGTACGCATTGTCAGACTTTGAAAACAGCTTCCGTCAAATGGAAATACCAATCAAGTTCCGCTTGAAAGAGGTTGTTGACATTAAGATTGAAAAGCGCAGGCAGGCTGCACTGAAGGCGCTAGAGGATCAGCAAGTTGATACGCTGTCTGATCCGTACCTTGATTATACATCTGATGATTTGATCCTGTCGCAAGCTGGATTGCAAAGCATTCACGATCAGGCTGTCGCAACTGGCGGCGTAAACCCACAGATCATGGGCAACGTAAGTGAGCGGGTTTTGTTAAAGGCTGCTAAGAATGTCATGCCTGCCTATGCTGGTCGTGACCTAGATCGCGCCATGCAGTTGCTAGATGTTTACGATCAACTAGACAGAGTTCGAGCTGGTGAGATTGAAGCGTCAGAAATGGCAATTAGTGGAGAAATCCCTAATCACGTTTTGAATATGCTGCAAACTTTGCCACCAGATGAGGCGACAGCAATTCTTGGCGACACCTTAAAAAGCGCGGCTGCGTTCTTTAACGTCCAAGAAAAGATTGATGATGAGGTAATTGAAACGCAAAACCAGCGTAACACGAAGGCATACAACTTTGCGCTGTCTGTTAATATTGGTGAGGAGGTTCCAGCGTCAACGATGGAAGCAATACTTTCGCCATCTGACTTTGCGAAATTTACAGAAGACTATGGCGAGAACGCAAAAATATCTGGGCTTGAGGCTAAGAACTTTATTGAAGGCGCTCTAAACAATCAGTTTTGGATGGATAAGACGCAGCAAGAAGCTTTGCGTGCAGAGCTTGATATTACTGGTGAGGTTAAGTTTGCCCCAGCGGGCAAGGGCAGTGAGACTGTATATAGCAAGCTTATGGGCTTGGCAGAAGCTGGTGAGCTGACAGTCACCGAGCTAAACGCAAATTCATCTAGTATTACGGCATCTCAAAACCGTGAGCTGACCATGAAGATATTCAACGAGGGCGATGAGGCTCTTAACGAAGGCTCTCGGCTAATCAAGCGCAGATTTAAGTATAACGAACAAGATGCCAAAACTGACAACCCCAAGTTGGCGCAGGCATCCAAGACAGCATTTGAA